GCAATTGATAAAGAAATTATTGCAGCGGCAACATTAATTCAAATTTTAAACTTAATATAATATGGCAAACATTATTGGACAAGGTGAAGTTCCACAAATGCCTCAACCTAAAGTAGATATTTCACAATCGTTACCTATGGTATGTGAAAATTGTGGATATGATAAATTTATATCAACCATAAAAGTAAGAAGATTATCAAAATTATCATTTGGTGGAGCACAGGATATGGTTATTCCATTTGATTTATTCATATGTGGAAGTTGTGGTGAAGAATTTGAACCACTAAAACCAATTGAATTAAGAGCATTAGAACAAAAAGATAAATTAACCGCAGCGGAAACTCGCTCATTAGACTTAGATACAAATGCCTAAAGGATTATTTGACCATATCAACGCAATTACAAAAGACCAGGACCCAAAGTATTGGGATAAGCTAGATGATGTTGATAAAAAGACTTGGAGTAACTGGTTAATTCTTCGCTATATGTCTATGAATCCTGATTGGATAGAGATGATAGCAGAGATACAACCCTATATTCAAGAAGCACCACCGAAAGCAGTTTATAAAGCACTTATTGGTGTTATACCAAAGGGTAAAACTTATCTTCGTTATATGAAGGGCAAATCGGTAAAAGATTACGAACAATGGATTATCGATTTAGTAGCTAAATGGTACGAAGTTTCTACAAAAGATGCATCTGAATATCTTGATATATTATATGAAAGTACCACCGGTAGAGAGGAAATCAAAAGAATTGCCGAAGCATATGGTACAGAACCCAAGTTAATTACCAAGTTAAAACTCAAACTTTAATTTGGTAATATCACCATTTTTTCGTATCTTTATATAAATCAAACAAATGGCAAAAGTATCATTTTCGCAGTACTCAATGTGGAGTAGCTGCCCTCAACAATATAAGTTAAATTACATAGATAAATTAGGTGAAAGTTCTGGTAACATTCACACAATTTTCGGTACAGGAATGCATGAAACAATTCAACAATACCTTTCAGTTATGTATGGTGTTTCTAAAAAACAAGCCGATGAGATTAATTTAGATAAACTTCTTTTAGAAAAAATGAAAGATGCTTTTACTAAAGAAAAAGAATCTCTTACCGAAGGTACACCTTGTACTCAAATAGAATTGGAAGAATTCTATGGAGATGGTAGAAGAATATTAACTTGGTTTAAAAAATATTGTAGTAAATTTTATTCTAAAAGTGGATATGAATTAGTTGGTATTGAAATTCCTTTAAATGCAACTATTAAAAACGGTGTACACTTTATCGGATTCATTGATATTGTATTGAGAGATTTAGCAGAAAACTCAATTATAATTGTTGACCTTAAAACTTCAACAATGGGATGGAATCAATATCAAAAGGCTGATAAATTGAAAAACTCTCAAATCCTTTTGTATAAAAAATATTATTCAGAATTGTTTAATATTCCAATGACTAAAATCAAAGTGGAATATCAAATTATGAGAAGAAAACTTCCTGAAGATTCTGCATTTCCAATTCCTTACATATCAAAACATATTCCGCCAAATGGAACACCATCGGTAAACAAAGTGTATGATGAATTTATGGAATTTATTAATACCGTTTTTGATGATGATGGAAATTTCAAAGATATCCCATTCCCAAAAGTACCTGGCAATAACAAAAAGAATTGTAAATGGTGCGAATTTATGAATAGAGGGATATGTGATGGTAAACCTTAATTTTCGTTTTTTTTTATTTTCTATATACTTATATATACAAATATATAAAACGATATTACAATGAATCAAGAAAACACAAAGCTAACAACTGTGAAAATCTTGAAAGATGTATATTCATCATTTAAAAAAGTATCTTTTGATTCCGATGTTACCCTTCAAAAATTGGTAAACCGAACTGTTGAAAGATATGTTTCTGACGAAGAATTTAGAAAAGAAATGAACGAATACTTAAAACTACAAATTTCAGGTTCACAATTTTAATGAAAAAATAAGTTATGGCAAAAAAGAAAAAAATCCTATTACTTTCGGATGATTTAAGAATGGCAAGTGGTATAGCCACAATGTCAAAAGAATTCGTATTGGGTACGATACACAAATACGATTGGTATCAAGTTGGAGCGGCAATTAACCATCCTGAACAAGGTAAGGTTTTGGATGTTAGCGAAGATATACAAAAAAATTATGGAGTAGCAGATGCTAGTTTAAAAATACTTCCTTGGAATGGGTATGGAAATGCTGATTTGTTAAGGCAGATTATTAATTCAGAAAACCCAGATGCAATCTTACACTTTACTGACCCTCGTTATTGGACATGGTTGTATGATATCGAACACGAAATCAGACAAAATATTCCAATTCTTTTCTACGCAATTTGGGATGATTTACCAGACCCAATGTATAATAGAGATTATTATGAAAGTTGTGATTGGATTGGATGTATATCAAGACAAACATATGGTATTATAAAAAGAATTACTTCTAGAACCGATAAAGTAACATGGAGACCTCTAAAAGATTGGCAAGTAAAGTATGTACCACACGGTATTAATACTGATATCTACAAACCAACCGAAGTACCTGCGGAATATCGTAATGAAATTTTAGGTGGTAAAGAATATGATTTTGTATTGTATTGGAGTAATAGAAATATTCGCAGAAAACAACCGGCCGATGTAATAATGGCATATAAAAGATTTTGTGAGATTATTGGTAAAGATAAAGCGGATAAATGTCTTTTATTAATGCATACACAGCCTGTTGATGAAAATGGAACTGACTTGTATGCTGTAATTGAAGAACTTACACCTGGTATTAATATCCGTTTTTCTGAAAAAAGAAGAGTTCAACAAGAATTGAATTGGAACTATAATATAGCAGATGTAACAATCAATATTGCTAACAACGAAGGATTTGGATTAGCAACCGCAGAATCGGTAATGGCTGGAACTCCAATCATTGTAAACGTAACCGGTGGATTGCAAGACCAATGTGGATTTAAAGTTGAAGGTAATGTATTGGTTGCAGATGATTATATTAAGATTGGTTCTTTACATGAATGGAGAAAATGGGAAGGTAAAGCAGAACCTGGTCCTTGGGCGTATCCTGTATGGAGTAGAGCACAAGCATTAGCAGGTTCAGTACCAACACCGTATATTTGGGATGATAGAGTTGATATAGAAGATGTTGCACAAGCAATTGCTAAATCATACAATACACCAAAAGAAGAAAGAAAAGCAAACGCATTAATTGGTAGAGAGTTTTTTATCAATGATGCGGGATTAACACATACCAATATGGCCCAACAATTAATAGATGGGATTGAAGATGTGTTTGAGAATTGGAAACCAAGAAAAAGATTTGAAGTGTTCAAAATTAAATAAGTTATGAGTAAACCAACATTAGTATTTCAGGGACCTATTTTTACGAGAAGTGGATATGGGGACCATTGTAGAGATTTGATGAAATCACTACGCAAAATGGATAAATATGATATTAAGATTATTCCACTTCGTTGGGGTAACACTCCACAAAATCAAGTAACTGACCAAGATGAATTTGGTAGATGGATGCTTGAAAGAGTTGTAGGAGTAGTAGAACAAAAGCCGGATGTGTTTATGCAAGTTTCGGTAGCAAATGAATTTGAACCAAAAGGGCACTATAATATTGGTATAACCGCCGGTGTTGAAACTACAATCGCTCCAAAAGATTTCATTGATGGTTCTAACAAAATGGATTTGATATTAGTACCATCTCATTTCACAAGACAAAATTTAGGTGGAACTGTTTATCAACAAAAAAATCAACAAACCGATGAAATAGTTGGTGAAATTAGAGTTGTAAAACCAATTGAAGTGCTTTTTGAAGGAGTTGATACCGATATATTTGAATCATCCGTACCATCTAAAACAAATACTGATATTTTAGAAAATATAAAAGAAGATTTTTGTTTTTTAGTTGTTGGACATTGGTTGAAAGGAGACTTGGGACAAGATAGAAAAGATATTGGTATGGCAATTAAAACATTTGCAACCGTATTCCAATATACCAAAGAAAACAAACCAGCTCTTATCATAAAGACATCGCATGCCGGATTTAGTGTAATGGATAGAGAAGCTACTAGAAAGAAAATTGAAGAAGTTATAAAGAGTTTTGGTGATAAGTGTCCACCTATTTATTTACTTCATGGTGATATGGAAGAAAGTGATATGAGTAATTTATACCACCATCCAAAAGTTAAAGCAATGGTATCATTTGCGAAGGGTGAAGGGTATGGTAGACCAATGGCCGAATTTAGTTTGACTGGTAAACCAATTATAGCAAGTGGTTGGAGTGGACATACTGACTTCTTACCAAAAGAACACGCAGTTTTATTAGAGGGTTCGTTGACAAATGTACATGATTCAGCAGCAGACCAGTTTTGTATGAAAGAAGCACAATGGTTTACGGTACATTATTCAAATGCGGCAAATAAATTATATGATGTATATAAGAACTATAACACATATAAATCACAATCCGTTGGATTAAGAGAAAATACTCTTAAAAGTTTTACTTTAGAAAAAATGACGGAAAGATTTGAAGAAATACTTAATACTTATGTAAAAAGAGCACCTCAAGTAGTTCCATTTAACGCACCTACAGTAAATAGTCAAAAAATTCAATTACCAAAACTTAATAAAATAGGTTAATGCCATACGGAAACTTATATAATAGGCTGATACAAAGAGAATCCATAGTTCCTAAAACAAAACTAACTCCAAGACGAATTTATAAAATAGTTTCGTATGAGTATGTTGGTGGAAAACTTACTTCGTTTAATGGGCCTCAAAGTGCTATTATTTTTTTAATTAGTATTACACCTGATAAAGTACTACATTGTATAAAGATAAGTGAAGCGCGACCTGAAAAATTCTTTCATTGGCTAAAGTTGAATTTAAAAAGGGGATTGAAATACGATGAAATTAAAGAAATTGCAGAAAAAAATACTTTAGATGAGTTGTTGTCACCAGATAATAAGATTGGTTCAAAAACATTTCAAGAATTAAAAAGACATGGAATATATGAACATCAGCCTGGTACATATAGAACCTATTTACTTAATAATGTGAAATCCATAAAGGAAGTTAAGTTTATTACTGATGAATTTTTAAAGTTTCTTAAGATACCAAAACCAAAGCAATCTCCCCCTAAACCGGAAAATCCTTAAAAGTGTTTATTTCTTCCATTTATTTATATTTATTTGTGTAATTACACACAAGTAGAATAAAACCATGGCAATAATAAAAAGAATACCAAAGGGTAGTCCCTTAACGGCGGCAGAAATGGATGCCAACTTGACGATTTTAGAAAACGTATCAAGTTCCGTAAATACATTATATACAACAACTGATAATTTAAATTCAACATTAACATCAGTATCTTCATCCGTATCGAATCTATCAACCTTGAGTGGACAATTAAGCGGACAATTTACTGGTAGTGTTTTAATTTCCGGTAGTTTAAGATTTGATAATATTTCAACCGATGCTGTTGCAAGTGAAGTATTGGTTTACAACAGTTCTACAAAAACAATAGGAAAAACAACTTCAATAGCTAGTGGACCTGCTGGTACTGCTGGTAGTGGTGGTTCTTCTGGTACTTCCGGTAAAGATGGCACATCAGGAAGTTCAGGTACATCCGGTTCTTCTGGTACATCTGGTAAAGATGGCACATCAGGAAGTAGTGGTAGTTCTGGAACTTCTGGAAGCTCAGGTTCATCTGGAACTTCTGGAGAGAGTGGTACTTCCGGTTCATCTGGAACATCTGGTAGTAGCGGTTCATCTGGTACATCTGGTAAAGATGGTACATCTGGTTCATCGGGTTCATCTGGAACTTCTGGACAAAATGGTGATAGATTCTCATCAACATCGAGTACTTCAAACAATATAAGCACTGGTTCTAAAAATTTCACAATAGGAACTGGATTACAATGGACTCCTGGACAGGCTATTATTATTTCTGAAAATGCATCAAATGTATTAGAAGGAACTGTAACATCTTATAACAGCGGTACAGGTGATTTAGTGGTTAATATAACAACTACATCAGGTAGTGGTACTGGTATAACTTCATGGTATATAAATACGGCAGGTGCACCTGGTCAAAGTGGTTCATCTGGAACTTCTGGAAGCTCTGGTTCATCTGGAACTTCTGGTTCATCTGGTACATCTGGAAGTAGTGGTAGTTCTGGAACATCTGGTTCAAGTGGGTCTTCTGGTACATCCGGTAAAGATGGTACAACCGGTGTAGATGGCACTAGTGGTTCATCTGGAACTTCTGGTTCATCTGGAACTTCTGGTAGTTCTGGTTCATCTGGTACATCTGGAATAAGTGGAACTGCGGGAACATCTGGTTTAA